CCTCTATAGAAGTAGTGTATGTATAAGTAAGAGATTCGCAGAGAATATCAATAAGATCGTACCAACCGTCGCCAACCTCAAGACCCCAACACATACAAGTTTCGGTCATAGGTTTGGTGCGATCACCAAAGATTTTAGGATACTTATCAAAGATTTTTTGTTGTAGTTCTGTTTTCATAATTTATTCCTCGACCTGATGAAGAGCATTTCCTGCTTCAATGCGAATAGCTTGGGCTAGTTGTTCTACGGTTTTATAATTGTCGCTCCCGTGCTTCAATATATTGCGACACATAGAGTCAATTTCATACAATGAATGCCAGGCTTGATTGCAATGAACAGCTCGCATATGCTCATAGTTATCATCCGGTAAATTAAATTCTAGTATTGCTTTCATAAGTTAATTGATTAGGTCAAGTTTTAAGAACTATGATGGAGTTTATATAGAAAGTCAAGCTTTAACTAGCTTGTATTTGATACCATCCACTTCAACAACCTGACCCTCACAAGTTGGTTTTGGCTTGATGTATGCGTTGAATTCTTTTTCGGTCATAAGTTTACCCTCAACATACCATGCTTTATACCCATCAGACTGTTCAAAAGCTGGTCCATCAAGGCGATGGAGTTTACCATCAACATACCATTCTTTAGTACCATTAGCATATTCAATAGCGGGACCGTCAAGGCGATGGCGTTTATCTTTAACAAACCATGCTTTATACCCACTAGCAAATTCAATAGCAGGGCCATCAAGGCGATGGTATTCGCCTTTATCGTTATACCAACAAATGGTTTTATCGTTGTCAACAGTTACTTTATAAGTTTGCATGAGATTTATAATTATTCAAAAGCGAATTTGTGAAATGATTCTGGTAAGATAACGTTAGAAGGAATTTCTTTACCGCGAAACAATTTACCAATATCTTGACTATCGTAACCAGCAAGACCACAACCAATCTTAGTCACCAAGAACTCAAGTTGAGGAAAGCAGTTAGCAGTCCCTAAGAATAAGTCAATTTGATATTCAATATCAGAAAGATGAAGAGTAATGATTTGATGATCTTTTGTGGGCAAGGCGTAAGATTGACCATGAAGGCCAACGCCTTTTCCCCAAACTGCGCCAAATTTCTTGTGAGCAAGAGCAGCGGCTCCTGCACCATGAATTCCAGCAAAGTTGCTACCAAACACGAAGATTTGATGAGGCTCAAGAGAAGTAATATTTTCGGGTGTGAATTTCATTTACAAGAGAGATCAAAGTGATTTTGGCGGGTATGTCAAGCGTTTTTGGGATTTTTTTTGAAAAAAGTGTAAAATAAATTACAATGGAGATTTCTCCTGTCAATTCCATTTCTTTTGGGCCATCTGTTAAAGATGTCGCTTCGCTCTACGCGAAAAACTCGCCTGTCGCTCTAGTTTCTCCTCAGAGAATCGAACCTAACGGAATAGATCAGGAAGAGCTTTATGATTTAAAAAAGCTTTTAATTCAAGCTATCGACACAATGAATTTCTCTTTAGCTGTCCAAGTGCTCGATAAGATCATACAGATGCACAAAAAAGCTGGCGCAATCTCTTGATTACTTACTAGTTGCGTGATAAACACCGTCCCAATCTTTGGGTAAGTTAGCGGTTTTGAGTTCAGAGATTCTGCTTTCTAGCATCTCGTAATACTCAATCATCTTTAGATTTTCTGCTTTGAGTCTAGTCAAGTAGATCATTGCTTCGTCCCAGTTCATCGCGTAGTAGAAATCCATCATCTTCTTGTGATGAGAAACAATCTTATTTGCCTTCTCATCGTTCGTGATTACGGTATAAATCTTAATCCCTTCTTTCTTACCTTTGACCGCGATGTTGTCTAACTCTAGGAAATTGAATGAATTCTCGATGCCTTTCACCGTTTGCTCGCCAATGACTATGCCAACGTGATAAGGTTTGCTCTGACCTTCTAAGCGAGACGAGAGATTAACTGCATCTCCAAGGCAAGTATAGTCGAAACGATTTTCTGAACCCATGTTTCCAACAACAACGGAGCCAGAGTTGACGCCAACGCCAATGGAAAGTTGCGGCAATTTTTCTAATGCGAGTTGTTTATTTAACTCATCGAGTTTCACGAACATCTCAACAGCGCACTCAATAGCTAATTCTTTGTGGCGCGCTACATCAACAGGCGCGTTCCAAAAAGCCATAACCGCATCACCAATTAGTTTGTCAACAGTTCCATCTTTGCTCATAACCAGCTTGAGCATAGGAGTCATGTAACGGTTTATCAGAGAAGTTAATCCTTGAGGATCAGTCTTGAAATGCTCGCTAAGTGCAGTGAAGCCGCGAACGTCAGAGAAAAGGATTGTCAAGTCTTTTGTTTCACCGCCAAGTTTTAATAGTTCTGGATTAGTTTGGAGCTTTTTAACCATCGCAGGAGCAAGATAGTGTTCAAACTGCTTTCTGATTTGTTGCTTCTGTTTAAACTCATTGATGAAACGCATGAACGCAGACACAGAGAAGCAGATGAAAAGAGCGGCAACTATCCAACTGTAATCAAAGAGCAGTCCATTACTGAACGCTTTGATTCCATAAATCACAGGCGCGATCATTAAAGCGATAGAAAGTCCAGCGCAAACCAAGTAGTTCAGCCAGATGAACGCGACGATAACAATTAACGCTGCAACTAAACCATAAAGAATTTCATAGGTATTAAACTCTGATGGTCTTTCTAATCTTGAGTCGTCCAAAAGCATTTGCGCCGCAAACAAAGGAATTTCGTAACCGTTTCTAATGTTCACTGATGTTGCGACAGTGTTTGAAAGACCTTCTGCGGTTGGCGCAATCATTACGATCTTACCTTTAACGCTAGACCAATCTTCTTTGGTAAATGAAAAAGACTCAAAGGTGTATTTGAAATTCAACCAAACTCGCCCATTCTCGTCAGTTTTAATTGTTTTAAATTTAGGAATACGAACGGCAGATACGCCAGCTTGATTAACTTTTGCTTGGTAACTTGGGTCATTTGAAGCTACACGCAAAATTTCTAATGGCAGTGTCGGGTAAAACTCTTTGTTCACTTGAACGATCAACGGCAATCTTCTTACTACGCCATCAACTTCGGGCGCAGTTAAGAGCATACCAACGCCAGCAGCAGCTTCGCCAAGTTCTTTTGTCGGCCCAATCGCCGCAGAGTAATCAAATAGCCAATCATTGATACCGCTACCAACAACAGCAACTCCTCTTGGCACAGGCGAGCCTTTTCCTTTATTTGCCGCAGATTGACTAATGATTACAGGATATTTGCCGAAAGTTTCTTTTAGTGCGGCGTCTCCATTGAATCGGTCACTCTCAGCAAAAATAATCGGCAACACGACAATCTCTGCTCCGTTATCAAATGCTTTTGTTATTGCGTCAGCTAAGATTTGTCTTGGGAAAGGCCATTGACCATGCTTCTCAAGAGTCTTCTCATCTATCTCTACTACAACAACACTTTCACTTTGAACTTTCTCTTGAGTGATCTGATAGTAATCTAAGGTTTTTAATCTCGCCGTCTCAATGAAGAATGGGTCTTGAACTCTTAAAGTTACTAGACAAATTAAAACCAACAGTGACGTGATTGCTGTATAGATTCTATATTTCTTCATCTCTGAGTGATGTAAACTTTACTTTTTTCACCGTAGTTTAAAACGTAAGCTTGACCATTAACAGTAACGGTAGAGTTAGCGTCGTATTTGGTGGTAAATTTGATTACACCTTTATCAGTAGATAGAGATAATGAAGCGTATTTTCCGTCAGTGGTAAATCCGTTGTTAACTGTCGTTGTTCCAGATATTATATTATTTGTCTGAATTGGATTCGTAATTGAAGGCACTTCAACTTTAGGAGCTTCTTGAACTGTTGCAAAATTTGCAACAGTTGGTGCTTCAACTTTAACATCTAACTTTATTTGGGCAACTTCTGTTTCTTGTTTAGGTGGAGGCGGCGCGTCTGCTGTTGCGCTGGCGGCTTCTGTTACTGTTTCAGAAACAGTTTGTTGCGCCACTTGAGTTTTAGTATCGACGGTTTTCTTATTTGATTTGTCGTCTTTCTTGTCTTCGACTTTATCTTTTTCAGACGAAACTTTTTTTGTTTCTTTACTATTCTTAGTAATAGATTTGTTACTCTCTACCAGAAGATTATTATTGATCTTAGACTCGTCATTCAAGTCTAGAATAACTGGAGCTGTTGGATTAGAGAAAGCAGAGGAGATAAATGTTGCTTGGTAAGCCTGATTCAACACAACTGTACCGCTAGAGTTGGTAACTTCAATCGAGCCTACAACTGGCGGCAAACCAGTTAGCGATGGAAGAGACGGCAAAAGAACAATTAAACTTTTACCGTCTTCTCCTACGCTCATCGAGAAATCTGTTCCTCTAACTGAAACAACAGCAGTTGGAGTTTTGATTTTTATATTTTCTCTACTATTCTTCGCTATGAGTCCAGAAGTATATCTGACTGTTCCCGATGCAGCTTTGATTGACAAAGAACCTTTGCCGCTCGATGGGTCATAAACGAACTCGTCGATTTTTAATTTAGAGAACTCTGTAATCTGGACTCTTGTATCATCTTCAAAAGTAATGCCAACGCGAGATTGAAGTGTTTCGATTGTGTCGTACATCTCAACCCCAACGTTGACTTTACCATCAATCTTGCTCTTATCTCTGGTAATTTGAGTTGGGCCAGTAGCCTCTACTATTTTACCAGATGAACCAAAAAGAGATAAAGCCGTTAATAAAAATATAACGGCAAATCTCATTAAGGAATCGGAGGTAAACTAGCAGCAGTTGTGCTTTGCTGAATAGTAACTGTATTGAAGCTGCCAGTCAAATTGTAGGTCAAAGTTTGCTTTTCTGAACCTGCTTGCTGGAAGTTCATTGTGTTTGAGCTTCCTAAAACAGTTACAACTTGACTGTGACCACTGCCAGCAGCGTTTCCGCCCGGATTACCTGCCTGAGTTGTGGTTAATAAATTGCTGGAACCAGTGATGAGATAATCTAATTTGTTATATTTACCATCATCAATTCCAACTTTCATTGTGTTGCTGCTACCAGTTACGACAAATTTAACATTACCGTCAACAGTAGTGGCTTTATCGGTGCTGTTTGGCGTAGCATCCTTATTGAGCAGGAATGAATTTGAGTTACCAGTGAAGGTAAGATCAATATTGTTATTTGCTCCATTTGTGAACATCTTTAGGTTATTGCTATTACCAGTAGTAATAGATTTGAGTGTCAGGTTATTACCAATCATGGAGAAGTTAGCGTCGTTATTGTCTCCTACTTGTCTCATCTCGAAAGTGAGATTGTCAGATGTTATTTCGCTGGGAGTACCAGACGAACCAATTTTATTAACGCTACCAGTTTGAACAATAGTTGTTGTACCAGTAGTGGTGATTTGGTTGATGTAGATTTGATTCTGCCCAAAGCAAAGGGCGGATAAAAATACATATAAGGCTAAGAGTTTGATTTTCATTGTTTTTGTGGGGTTTTATATTTCCAGAGTCCCGATTTATCTCCTTGATCTACTATCTCTATCACTGCTTGTTCAATAGCACTTCTAACAGCTATTGTATTTGGTTCGTTGGCGGTTAATCCAAGTTCAGCTTCCACAGGAGTTACGCCGTGTTCATAGAACTTGAATAGATTGCCTGAAACCGCGACACTAGAAATTGTTTTAGTTACAGCTACGCTAAGTAATATCTCGCCTGTTTGCACGCTAACAAAACGAAGCGATACTGTAACAACATCTTTACGATATTGAGAACTAGAAGATATGCCAAGAACGCTTGCACCAGCTCCGCCAGTAATTATGTTGGTGTCGTAGCCGATGATGCCGCCTTCTGCAATAATGCCAGCAAAGAGCATAGGAGTTAACTTTTCGGCGTCTCTGCCTTGAAAGGTTTCTCTTGTTTGGTTGATTAGCTGCCGTTCTCTAATGATATTGTCCAAACTGGTGCGCTCTAGCACCTGAAACCATTTGCCACTTCCAGCCACGCGCAAAGCGTCTATAAGCCAGCTTTCCGCGCCTTGCGTAACGGCAGATGAGAAAGAGGCGTAAGAATCTACCGTCTTGCGCTGTCCAGTCTTATCGACGAAGGAATAAACAGCAATGCTGATTCTTGGGCTTTCAGGCGGCGGCAAGTTCTTTAGCTGCTGTTCCAAGGGCGGAGCTTGCAGCTTTGGCTTTTCTAATATGGCGGGTTTTTGTGGGAAAGATGAGCAACCAGCCAAGAAAAGAATTAAAAATGGCATTACCCATTTCATTCTTAACCACCTCCTGGTTTGAGGACTCCAACAGGAAGCTGAATCTGTGTCGAACTGCCTGTTGCTGGGTCATTGATATAAAGCGTTACTAAGTCGCCGTTCTTTTGCCAAGTAACGGTTGCGCCACCTTGTAAGTTGATAATCCCAAACGTTTCGCCGTTTGAATTAAAAATCTGATCTGTAACTTGAGAAGCAAGCTGAGAATAAATTCTTGCTTGTAAGTTATTTATGAAAGTATTGAGCGGAGTATTTGTAGCTTGAATCTTTTGTTGTTCAAGATCAGCTTTTAAGTTATCTTTAACGGCTTGCTTGCGGGTACGAGCTAAATTCTCTACTGTAAGAGCGTGTCCAGAATAGTTAACTCCGTTGAATACCGGAGACTTGAAGGCATGAACCATCTCGCTTCCATGCAAACTGGAAATAAAAATAAATAAAATTAGAAAAAATGCCTTCTTCACTTATCATACTATTACACTTTTTTATCGGCTTCTTTGAATTGATAGAAGTAATCGTCGTTATCTAAAGCTACCCACTTGCCTTTGCCTTCGCAAGTGAACTCTTTATCAAAGACTTTCCAATCTGGTTTCTCTAATTTTTTAGCGATAAAAGCGCCACCATCTTTCCATACAACTCTATTATTTGGCTGAAAGAATAATTGATTACATTCTTTACCTGTTGAGTCTTGAAGACCCCAAATAAGATGGCCGCATTTGTGTCCTCCAGCCATTTCAGAATAACCTAGAGCGCAATCAGGATTGTCATGCCAGTCTATCGTAAATAAGTATTTGCCCTTAACCCATTCATGATTTTTTAGCTGAACTTCTACTGATGCGTTCTTATGGTATTCGTATCTCGTTACGGACAAGACGTTTGAATAACAATCCCAAAGCTGCAACCAATCTAAAGGATAGTTAGAGTGTTTAGGATCTAGGGTTAGATAATGAATAGGAACTCTATCATGTCTAGAACCATACTCTGTCATTACTTGAAATGTAAGGCAGCGGCGAGTTAATGAGGTAACTCCGAAAACTTCACACGAAATGTATTCTTTTTCAGCTTTAGTATGATTATAAAGAAAGTCGCTACTTAGATAAGCATGAAAAACAGGAATGTTCGCATTTAAGTATGGCATTACTTCTTTTTACGCTTTTTTGCTGGTGCTTTAGACTCTTTATTTTTATTTTTAATAAACTCATTCATATCTTCTACCTTCATAATATCTAACTTTGTAGTGATATGCTCATAGAAATCAGGGAAACATTCTTTAAACAGCTTGAGATTAATAACTGTTGATTCCATAGACGGTCTGGAGAAGGAGGAGTAAAGAGCTTTAACAGCTAGTTCGTCGCCCTGCATAACTGCTTCGCGCAATTCTGGACACAGGAAAAGACCAAGGAAGCAATCTTTAAAACTACTGATTAACATTCCAAGAGATAGTTCAAATTGTTTTTGATTTACGAAAAATGTTTCGACTGGGATATTCCAGTTAACCATTGTATCATCGCCATAATCAATACTGATCTTAAGAGTTTTTTCTTTTATCTTGGACCAAATAACCTCACCAAGATAAGGCTGGCAAACAGCGAAAAATCCAGATAGCCTTTCTCTAATGTCCGCATCAATCTCTGAATCAAATTGAGTGTTGACTGCGATTTTAGTTAAATCAACAATAGCTTCTTTAAAGTTTTTACGAGTAACTTTCTTTTTCAAGACAAATTCAAAGTCTTTCTTTACTTTAGAAAATTCCGTGAATAAAATTTTTTCTTGTTCTTCGTAAGTCATCATTGTATTTCCTCCAAAGCAGATAATGTTTCAGCGTCAATCTTTGCGCTCCAATTTTTTGTAAAGTCCCAATACTCTACTCCTTGATCGAATAAGTCTTTAGACTTAGAGAAAACATTAAGAATGTCTCCTGAAAATAAAGGAAGAACAGTTTGAGAGTTCTCTTTGTAATTGAAACAGAGAAGAGGACAAGTCTTCGTTACAAGATATCTGCTCATTAGCTTTTCCATCCAGAGTCAGGTTGCTGAAAAGAGTGGAGTGTAATCATGCAGTCGCAGATATAATCGCTTGTTGCGAGCCAGCCAAGAACTCTTAATTTCTCAAGGCCGAATCCAATATTCTTAACTTCCATTTCAAATCTTCTTGGGGTTTCGATTGGAAGACCTTCTTCGGACAAGGTGATAAGAAGCATTAGTTTTGTATCATCGAGATCATTTGTGGAAATAATCGAGGCTTTATAAAGCGTAAGTTCTTGAAGGTTAAGATGCTTGCGCGACTTTTCTGTGAGGGCGAATGTAACTTCGTATTTCATTTTAAGAAATCTTTAATGTTTTGAATGGCTGTGGTTTTTTCAAGGAAAGCTTGTTGGACAAACTGCCGTTGATGTTTAAGTTCTTCCTCGTAGTTCAATGATGAAACATAATTTGTCAAGCCTTTTGATAATCTTTTTTCATCAATAATGATATTAGGAGATAAGTTATAGCCGCAGTTCTTAATGGTGTTTTCGCATCCAGCGTCGAACAACATAACAACATCATTCATTAAAGACTCATAGAAACGATTCGCCAAGAAAGCGTAGTTTGAGTGAGTGTGCAAATCTTCAATGTAGATCGAGTATTTATATTTGCGTAAATCCTCTTCGTTTTTCTTCCAAGATAATTTGTCAACGTAAGTACAGTTGCAGTTGATCGCTTGGAATTTCTTGACGTTCTTTGGCGAACAAGAAAGAGAAACGCCTTCTGTTAAGAACTTCTCGAAAGAAACTTGGCGGTGCTTGCGATAAGTGCCGTAATAAATGATGCCGTCCTTGTCGGCAGGATTCGTAGGATTGCGCGTATCCATAATCAAGGAGTTGAGATTGACAGTGAGCCACTCAATGATAAAGTCATTCAGCTTTTTGCCCGCGATGTTCTTGTTGAGAATCCAGTGGCGATAACCGCTACGAGGATTATTGCAGATCATGTCATACTTTAATCCATGATTGATTACGCCGTAACGAAGAAGCTGATTGTCTTCAATGTCATGGTCGTTAACTAGCCAAACATACCTCGCGTTTGGATTCTTTGTTAGAATCTCGCGGTAAGGAACATGAGGCATATACGGCGACGCATACGCGCAAATGATTACGTCATACTGGTTGGCTAAGATTTGTGGCAGTTTGTATTCGCCATCCAATAAGTCTGCGCCGAGTGCCTCGGCCAGAATCAAGCTGTTACGGCAATGAACGATTGATGTATCGTCAAACTCATTTGACAGCGGCTTTCTCTTGCTTGTGCTTTCGATGATTAAGATTTTCATTAAATTTTGTGAATTCGCCTTGTTCATTTGAGTAGTAAATTTCTTTGAAAATTACATCGCCCAAAAGCTTTTGGCAGTGTTTGCAAGGTTTACCCATAGCTATTTTTTCGTTTCTGTCAATACGAAATGTAACTAAAGTATTTTTTGAGTGATCAACCTTGCCAGATTTAATGACGGCGCACGCTTCGGCATGGATGCCGCTTCCTTCAAAGTAACCGTACTTTCTGTTTATCGGGTGAGACTTATTTGAGTTTCTTCCGATGGAAACGACACGATTCTTGTGCAGTATAAAAGCAAAATGACGACACCGGATTCCAGTGTCGTCATAGATAATTAGGTTTTTTGCTAGGTTTACGAGACGATCAAACTTCATTAGAAGTTATATCTAATGCGGACTTCGCCGCCTGTGTCAAGGAATTTTGACGGCAATTTAGAATTTAAACGCTTGCCGTTGCTTCCTTCAAACTTGAGCTTAACATCAACCTTTTTGACGGTGATCTTCGTACCAACTTCAAAGGTGTCCATGTTTTCGCCCTTGTTAAAGGAGTTGACGTATTGGCGACCTTTGCCAACTTCGGCATAAACCCAAGGATAAGCTACGCCAACGCGAGCTTCATGGGAATATGTTTGGGTATTCCAGTTGGTCGCGGAAGTGTTATTCTTGGACTCAAGATAAAATGGGATACCAGCCTGAGCATTGGTAGCCAAAAGAGCTAGAGTTAACGAAACGATGAATAATTTAATTTTGTTCATAATCATTATAATTATTACATTAACTTTAACTTTTTCTATAAATAAGTTTTAAATCAGCCTCGTTTTCATTCTGTATTTCATTGAAACCATAGCCATTTAAAAGTTTAACAAACAATTCAAACCGTTTACGTTTTTTCATTATGTTAACTACTATTTCTCTATATTTCAGCTTGTCTAATTCGGCTTTAAAAGCATTTTGCATTTCTTTCGTTTGGATTACCGAGTCTTTTACAAAAACGTAAACAATCTCGGCTGAAATTGAGGTTTTGGGGGCAATTATGAAAGCCGCGAATACTTTATTGTTCTCCTGTCTAAAAACAAACGAAGTCATTGCGTTTTTCTGCAAAACAAGACCAACTTCTTTAAAAAACAAAGACGGTGATGCTGTTGGGGTAAAACCAAATTTGTATTGTGATGATATTGCGAGTTTTAAAACATCAGGAATATCATTCAGATACATTCTTCCTATTTTAAAAGAGTCTATTTTTATATGGTTTTTTTGACTCATGGGTGTAATATAATCTAAAGGGAAAAGGAAATGTCAAGGGAATCTAATCATAAAGTCAATTCAGAGCTATTTTCGCTGGAACCATCAGCGTTGTTGGAATTTTTCGTGATTTATTATGATTACGTCAATTATCCTGATGAGAAGCTTTACATTCATGGCGGAACTAATGGAATAGATGGGTCTATTTATTGGCAAGATGAAGAGTATGCGCCATTTCCTATTCAAAGTTCCGGTTTTGAGAGCAAAGGAGACGGAACATTACCTAGACCAAAATTAATGGTTTCTAATCAAGATTTCTTCGTATCTAACTTAATCAGAAGATATAATAATTTAGTTGGGGCAAAAGTCGTAAGAAAACGAACTTTTTTAAAATTCTTAGACAATAGAAATTTTTCTGACGGAAAAAACCCGTATGGTTCAGCTGACCCTAAATCTGGATTAGAAGATCAAGTATTTTTTATTTTAAGACGTTCTAGTGAAAATAGAGCTATTGTAGAGTTTGAATTAAGTTCTCCTCTTGAGTTGGAAAACGTAAACTTTCCAAGAAGAATCGTAATGTCTCGTTATTGTTCTTTTCATTACAGAGGCAATGGTTGCAGATATGATGGCCCACCAGTGTCAGACGATTCGGATAGAGTCATGTCAACGGCAACGAGCTTAAAATTAGGAATGGTAAAAAGAGTTTATAGCGCAGCTTCATTAACCGAAGCTCCAGCTAATACTACAGAATTTTCAGAAAAAATTGAACAAGCCACGCTTTCTCTTCCTCTTTCAGATATATTAGATGAAGAAATATCGGTAAGCGACACCACATACCAATTTCGTGAATTTTTAATGTATTTTAAGGTAGAAAAAGAACAATCTGGAGGATATGTTTTAGGTTGCGATGGAGATGATTCTTTTGAGCTTTTCGTCAATGGAGAATTAATGGCAGGAAGATATAATACTGGGCCAGCGTTAATGGATATTGTTAAAAATAGAGTTGATTTAGAAACTGGTCGGCAATACGCTATATTAACGACTGGAGATGTTAACTGGACAAGCATAGGTGCATCTAGCAATACTGTTGGTACAATTTTTGTAAAAAACGACACGGCGGCAACAGGTACAGGAACAGCTTATCTGTATGAGCCTTTAGAATCTACCTATAAACATTTAGATCCCGGTTATCATAAAGTTTTAATTAGATGGTACAATAAAACAGGCAATGGAAGATTAAGATTCTACTACAAGTATCCGAGTGATACTGGCCTTTGGGCAATAGCTCCAAAGAATAGATTTTATTCAGACGCTTATGAATTGCCATCGTTAAAAGACCCAAGCATTATAAAAAGTTTTTGGAGAGCAAGTCAAACCTCAGTGGCTTTAAACAAAAGTACGTTAGATAGCTCTAGTTCTACTGGAAGCAACAGAAACAAGTGGGAGCTTAACTCAAGATACGTTGTGGGAGACTATGTTTACAGAGAAAACAAAAACGTAAAAGTAATGACTGCGGATGTAAATGATCCGATAAATTATGAACCATTAAAAAAATGGTTTTTATGTGTTGAGGAGCACGTATCTTCGATAACAAAAGACCCTTTCTTTAATAAACAGTACTGGATTGCAGATCAATGCTCAAAAACTGTAACAGGTTGCAAAGCTAGATTTGGAAACAGGGATGGACTACCTTTCGGTGGATTCCCCGGTACTGAGGAGTACGCGGTAAATTCGCAATAACATGAAATCTATCATTGATCACGCAGCTACGTCAAATGTTGAGGTTTGTGGTTTCGTTTACGTCGAAAACGGCGAAATCAAAACTGAGCCAGCAAAAAATATTGCGGTTTATGAAAATGACGTATTTGAAATTCATCCTTTAGAGGTTATAAGACAAATCAAAAGCGGAAAGCTTGCCGCTATTTATCATACCCACCCAAAGACAGAAGAAGATGAATCGAAGTTTGACCGATTTAATTGCGAGAACTCATGTATTCCTTACTTAATTTATAGTAAACAAACAGAGAAATTTAATCTGATCGTTCCGCAAGTTCCTCATGTAAATAAAGAGTATATAGAATTACTCAAAAAATATTATGACTAACGTATATTTGCATGGAGAATTGCGAAATTTGTTTGGTGATTGTTTAAAATTAAATATAAATTCACCAAAAGAAGCGTTTTCTGCTATCAATGCTAACCGTAGAAATTTTGCGGAAACAGTAAAGAAGCTCGGAATGAAAGGTATTTTGTATAGAATTATTGTAGATGACGAAGTAACTGTAAATATTAAAGAATTAGGGATACAAAAAGCGCCCAAGGAGATGCACATTGTTCCTGTTGTATGGGGAGCTGGTAGTAATTCTGGAGGCATATTGATGCTAGCAGCTGGCGTAGCAATGATCGCTTTGACAGCTGGAGCTGCGGCGGGAGCACTGCCAGCAATGCTTTCAGCATTTGGAACAGGAGGCAGTATGGCATTAACTACAGCAACAGGATTAACTACACTAGGAAGCGTAGTTACGGGGCTTGGAGTTTCGTTGGCGATACAAGGCGTTATGTCTTTATTGTTCCCTCAGCCCAAACCAGATTTTAATCAAGAAGTCGCTGCTGGTGGAAAATCGTATTTATTTGGCAGTAAGCCAAGCAATGTGTCGCAAGGGCAAGCTATTCCTGTTGGATATGGGAGATTGTTGATTGGGGCTTCTCAAGTAAGTTCTACAACGAATCATTATCCATTGAACAGCGATATTAAATCATTAATGGTTCCAGCTGAAAATGAAATTGATGACTATATTGCCGTCAAATCATATGATGAAGGGGATAATCTTTCTTGGGGCAGTAATTTTGACGGATTCTCTTCTAATCAATCTTCGTATTCTGACGAGAGTGATACCACAGCTTCAATTAGCGTATCGAATTCTTATGTAAATGTAACTACAACGAGTTCAAATAAAATCTTATCTGACGTAATAGAGGTAACAGTTAAAAAAGATGGCAATGTAATATCTAATCCGCTTCTTGATACTTTTAACGAAAATATTAGTTACGATTGGAAAGAAGTTTCTTCTTCTGCTTACGGATCTATTTCTAGAGAGGACGCTATTTCATTTAAAGAAGGTCTTGTTTACCGTTATTATGAAGCGCCGAAATATACTTTAAAGACCGATAGTACTAAGAAAAATACTGATATTAATTTTTTCAATTCTTATGCTGAAGGTACTCTTGTGAAGTGGGGACCAGCTGAATTTAATGAATTAACATTTTTTAAATGGGACTCTGGGTATAAATATGTTCAAAAAGAATTAGTGAAATATAATGATGGATCTAAGGATCGTTATTTTCAATCAGCTGCAAATTCGATGTCTCAGAAAACAATCGCTAGCGCTACAAGAGCTGCTGGAACTGTAGTTTCTTTGGTTATTTTTACTGCGGTAGTAACAGTAGTTACCACTCAAGCTCATGGTTTTGTTAGTAATGCGTATATTGATATAAGCGGATTAAAAGGTAGAATTTCGGCAAATGGAAAGAGACAGATAACAGTTGTAAATCCTACCACATTTACTTTCCCAATAGGATATTCAATAGCTGAAGTTAGAAATCAAGACTTTGGCTCGGAAACTTACGATGGAACAGGATTGGCCTCACCTAGCTTAGATTCTACTCAGCCGCCTATTGTATCGGGATCGGTAAATACAACTTTCTGGACAGAAATTACAGCTCCTGCTGAACAAAAATTATACAAAGCGATAAGAAATAATTCTGCGGTAATTCCAAATTTAATGTCTTCGTCTTCTGATTGGTCAGCTATCGTTGCGGCAACAACTCAAGGAGAGCTTGATACTGTTACTAATTTATTCCCATCTTACGCCAAACAAGATATTTATAGTGGTTCGCTATTAACAACAAGTTATAGCAGTATAAATAATAAAGGAACACAGTCCAATAATTACGATAACTATATAATGGAATTATTAGGTTATTTTTATGTTCCAATAGATTCTAAAAAAATAGTCCCAGCAATCAGTACAGTTGCAACTAAGACGTACGAAATAACAAGAGTTGGAACTACAGATTGGAACGCTTTAGGTTTAGTTGGAGTAGCTAAAATTGGTAGCGTATTCACAAGAAACTCTGCTACGCCAACTTCGTATGGAACTGGAAGAGCTTTGCCAACTATTAAATATACTTTTAAAATTGATTGCGACGATTCTGCTGATGTATATATTGATGGATCTTTGGCTCACAGCAACTATGGAACAGCGCCAACAGAATTGAATCCGTTCGGAGGTCATGGGTTCGCTTTTCCTTCAAATAATTCAGCAATAGAATCTTTAGGTGGTATAGCTCAAGAATTTAATTTAACTAGTGGCTATCATCGTTTGTACGCAAGATTTCAAGAAGGTTTAGGCTCTGAAGGCATAACGTTGTATTATAAATATAAATATAATACAGATTCTACTTATACGGATTATATCGTTGTTCCAAAAGAAAAATTTTGGAATAAATCCGAATCAGACGAGATAGTTCCGATTAAGGACAAGTTTTTAAGCAAGAATAGTAATTCTGCGTATGGATCAATTAATTTTGCGGCTAGTGCAAATAGATTATCTAGATTTGTTGCAAAAAGACCAGAAACATCAAACAATGGATTAGTAACCTTTGATTCTAAATGGGTTTGTACAGCTACTATTGGAACCTCCATAAAATTAACTACCGCTCCAGTAAGTGTATATATAAAGTTTAACCCCACCAACTCAAAATGAAAATTTTAAATACCCTAAGATTTGCTAAAGGCGCTGGTGGAAGTAATCCTCCTGTTCCTGCTTTAGTGCCTCCTCCTATGGGGAGTGATTTAAGAAAATCTATTTCTATATCGGAGAATGTAGATATTCTATGTGAAGGACCAATTTATGGTTTAGTGGATAAATTTGGAAAAAAAGTTTATGGTTTAGATATGTTAAAAGGAATCTATCTTAATGGCACTCCTGTTATGACTGATAGAGGAGAGTATAATTATAGAAGCGTAATGATGGAAATGAATTTTGGAACAGAAAATCAAAGACCTTTAGTTAACTTTAAAAACGTATATATCACTAAACCGTTTGGATTTAAACTTCTCGGCCCAATTACTTCAAACGCTCAACCAGATGAATTAAGAACTGATCCAAATGGCGGTGGGCTTAGAGATTTTAGATCTTGGGCGGTAAATAGCCAAGGTTGGCCTAGCTCCAATCAAGATCCATATATTTTTATTCATAAGATAAAAAATAGAGATGTAAAAAAGATCAAAATTAGTTTGATGATAGAGGCTCTAATGGATACCGTTGATCAAGGCACAGGACCCGGTAAAGCTGGAGCTATGGGAATGAGTAAATCTGCTACGGTAAATTTAAGAATAAAATGGGGATTAGATCAGTCTCTTTTTTATCATTCAAAAGATTTGCCGTTTTCTGGTCTTGTTCAAAGCCCATACGCATACATGATTGGAAACGGAACATCAAGTTTTTCTACTACATCTACTTCTATTACAAGTGGAAATGATCCAGTTGGTGGAGGCTCCTCAACGAAACCTTCCGCTCCAGTTTCAAATCTTGCCGTAGCTAACCAAATGGGAAGATCGCCTTCAAATGCAGGTTTAGCGGCGATAATCAATAATACGAACGCTGGATTCCCATATTGGACTGGGCCGCAAGATGGCGGTGATCCAGTTGTGGAAGATGGTCAATCTTAAAGGGTTATATGCCACTAATCAGAACAACAATCGAAGACATAGCTTTAAAAATAAAACCGAGAAATTATTCGGATATACTTTCTTTGATGCTTTTTCTGAAAAGAAGAGAGCAGATTGATTACGTTCCTTCTGTATCATTAAGTAGTTTCACGGTGGGTTCTGTTGGGGAGGCTGTCGTTATTAATGGGACAACAGTGATTCAAGCTAATACTCTTTATAAGGAATTTTCTTCTATTTCTTCTGTTAGCGTAAGTCAAGGAACTATTATAACTGTTGGCGGAAGAGCTACTTACGGAATGTCTAACGGTTTAATTACAAATCGTTTACAAGCGAATAAGATAACAGCGATCATTGATTTTGGAACTAAGGACGCAAAAACAATTGAAGTTAATGCTTATGACGTTCAATCGTCAGCTTCTACTATCAGTACAGTTGGAGAATTTACTATAGTAATTCCAACAAAAGATCTAGTAAAAGGCAAGCATACAATTTGCATAGAAGCTTATTCTGCAAATAGTAAAGCTGGTGTTAGATTAAATACAGCTACAACAGATAATATAAGAGAGTTTACTCTTACCTAACTGAACTAATAAATTTATGGGCGAAGCACAACACATACAATACGACGAAAACGGTAATCCTATAGTTGTTGATGATCCAGTATCTATGTCTTTTTCATCCGATAATGAAGAGATTATTTTACCAGATTCCGTTAACGGTAAAGATAGATTCATTTCTATTGAAAAAATAACACCAGAAACAATATCGCCGCTTGTTAAAAGAGATCTTAGCGTAGAATCAATAGTCGAAGTTGTAGATAGAAATTTCTCTTATCCTCTTACTGCCCATGTAGGGTTAAAGTTTGATTCTAGAACATTTTCAAACGTACCAAAAAGAGAGTACGATACGAAAATGAAAAAGGTAAAAATACCTTCTAATTATTATCCATTAGGAGGTAACGGACTAGATCGAAGATACGTTTATTCTGACCCTAATTACGGTGCAGACGCTAACGACATGGACGTAATCTTCATGATTGATCAAAAAATGGATTTTGCTGCTAGAGCGTTATTAAAAAGAAATTTAAAAAACATTATTTCTAAACTTATATCTGGATATAAGTATGTCAGAGCTTCCGTTTGGTCAACGAGAACCGGAAGTGACTTTACTATTAACTCAAAAACAGGAGCTATTGCTAGTAATTTTATACCTATCAATGAAGATTTTTTTGAAATAGAAGTTCCTGATAGCGACGGAGTGGAGCAAACTAATCTTTATAAGATTTTATATGATCAACTAAGTGTCGCTACAGATTCAGCTAGTTCCGATGAGGTGGAAATCGCAAATTTCTTTTTAAGAAAGAACCAATTCAGCATAACTAATCAATCAGGAAGAGAAGCTGAAGCTCTTGTGAAAAGAAAAATATGGGTAAATTCGGTTAGAAAAGTTGTTTATTTTTCTGGATCTCAGCCGCAAATCATTGGTGGAGCAGAAGAAACTGACGCCGCAAAAGAAAAAGCATACAACGTATTATTAAATAACGCAAGAGAAGGTTGCATTAATTTTTATTACATCCATAATGATCCAGATTTTGAATCATCCAGTGGAACAAAAACTTTAAGAGACTTAGCAGAAGATACAGGTGGTGGAAAATTTTCGATGCGAAATGAGTCTGATGCTAAATTAAGTCAATTTTGCGATAATTATTTTTACGATAGCTACAAGATATACTATGGAGATTGGGACGGAACTTTTAAAATTGGCTGGACAGATAATCCTGCTTGGGTGTTGTACGATATTATTACAGATGCCAATTACGGCTTAGGGAATCACATAGATCCCCAATCTGTAGATAAATGGACGCTTTATGATATTGGGCGCTATTGCGATGCTGTAGATGATAACGGAAAATTTAAAGGGGTTCCAGACGGTCAAGGCGGGCTTGAGCCAAGATATACCTGTAACATTATCTTCTATAACAAAGATCAAGCGTATAATATATTGAAAGATATTGCCGCGATCTTTAAAGGAATTGTATTTTGGAACACAGAAGGATTTTCGTTCTTTGTCGATAGGCCGAAACAACCTTTAGTTCAGTTCACAAATGCTTCAGTAAAAGATGGGATATTTAACTATACAGAAACCGCCAGAAATCTAAGATATACATCTGTCGAAATAACTTACAATGATAGATTTGATTCTTATAAAACTAAAATCGAATACGTTGAAGATGTTGACGGTATTAGAAAGTATGGATTAAATCCTTACAAAGTTAATGCTGCTGGATGCACTTCAAGATCGGAAGCCAAAAGAATTGGAAGATATGTTTTGGCGACTTCCGTGTTTGAGGTAGATACAGTAAGTTTTGTAGCGGGCTTAGAAGGCGCTTACCTTCAACCAGGCGATCTGTTTGCTGTAGCGGATGAAGTTAGAAATACAGCTAGAAACTTTGGAAGAATATTGGAAACAAGAAAAGAAGGTGACGATGTAATTATCAAAATTGATGGAGAATATAAAGAAGGATTATCAACTTGCATATACGCTCATGTTCCATCTGGAAACTTTTCTGTTTCTGATTTAAACTCTACAACTGGATTAGATGGAGGTTTTACAGGAACATTGGAAAATATTAGAGCCAGAAGACAATCTCAATTAAAAAAGATTAATATTAAAAGCTTTAATAATGCTGGATATGGGTGCGATTTATATGTAACAGGCGAATTCTTAATAAATTCAGCGATCATTGATCTTAAAGCAGCAGAAGGAAGAGTTTCTGGTTTAGCTGGAATTACTGGACAAACAGTTTTGACAGGGATAACTCGCAACTTTGATAACGGATTATTGATAAATGGGAATCCAACAACTGATACTTTAACTTATTCAGCGATTACTGGCGCTTTATCTAATTTAGATATAGATATTGATTTTCAAGGAGCTGGAAGTTATGGACAAATAATTACAACTCCAGCAACAAATTGGAGTGCGGTTGTTAATTTTAATTTTTCATCTTCTCCAAATCAAAGCAAAGTATTAAAAGATAATGATGTTTCGCCTTTAGCTACAGCTAGTTCTGAAATTAGAGCGGTAAGATTAAGTTCTGCTGGAGCTAAGATTTCGGAATCAATGATTTCTTCGCTGAATGATTTATGGTCTAGTCAACAGTTTGACTTAGCGACAGATGGTGACGTTATTATTGTATTTTCTAATGGATCACAAATAAGCAATTCATTCTCTCCAAATTCAAACTGGAATAGCTATGCCGCAACAGAGATTTATAAGATCGGTAAAGGACATAGTGGTTCTTCGTCAAATTTTGGCTATTGTGCAGCTTTTATTAAAGGTGGAAGTAGAATTTTAGAAAGAGCTTCTAAGAATGAATACGAAACAGGAAGTATCAAATTTACATACAGAGATTTATTGGCTCTAAGTAAATTGCAGCCGTATTATACCATATTGCAAGCGGATGTAGGAAATAGACAACAAGGTAATTTTATATCTTGGGAAGCTAATAGAGATTATGCTATTGGAACAGCAGTTAAGTATCTTGATATTCCTTATTACTGCAAGGTAAGCCATAGATCTTCAAGTTCTTTTAGCGATGATTACCAATTAGGCTCTAATTTATCTAAATGGAGTTTAGGCAGCAATCTAGGATATTCAACAGTAGGATTTCCAAAAGATTTCTATGGAACGAAAAAAATCTCAATTTCTCAAGCGTTAACTAAAGATGATATTAAGGCTGTATTTACTGGCATTGGGATGAATAAAATCTATCAAGGTGACGGTCCACTGGGAGAATCTGATCTAAGAGTATTATCAGAAGCTGATGGAGTTGGTTACAGTGGAATACTTTATGGAACTGGTTATCCAGTTGGTTTTTATAATTTAGATATTGATACATCGCCGAAATATGTAGATTATATTCAAATTGGAAGCGCTTATGTTTTAAGTGGAGTTGGTGTCGAACCTAAACTATATAAAACATTAGCCACCAAAGAAGAAGAGTCTAATTCTTACGGTATCATGGGAATAGAGTATCTTCAAGATAAAGAGAATTTGATAGAAAAAGATATCATGGATTACAGTCCAAGTATCTATAATAAATCAGTATATGATAAAGAATTAAAGCCAAAAGCGCCCACTGATTTAACTTTTGTTCGCCTATATCAAAACACAGGAATTGATTTATCTTGGACAGCTCCTGTAGGTTCTGAAGTGGAGCTTGGTGGTTATAAAGTATATATCAGCAGACCGAATTATTCTTCGGAAACTAGATCGGCTTTAACTGAATTTGTATCTGTTCCAGCTGGATCAACAACTGTTACTATTCCGACAAAAGATATATATGGCCAGTATGATTTTGAAGTATTTTCAAAAGGACCGTCTCCATATAAATTTTTATCTCACGAAGCTTCTCAACTTGCAGCTGTAATTTTACCGCAGTCAGAGCTGAACGTAACTCGCGGCGGAACTCAATACGCTGTCGATAGATTATTATTGACAGGAATGAGTATTGATACTGCTGATCAAAAGAGTATCAGCTATAATGTATTATATAGTGGAGAAATACCAGACGCAGCTAAAAAAATAGATAATTTAGTTTCTATGCCGTTAGTAGGATATGGACAAGGAAACTTTACTTCAGAAGATGTAGTTTTCAGATGGAACTATATAGATCCTATTGGAAAAGTAGTTAGTTCAGTAGAGTCGATGAGGCAGAACCCGTTTATAGCTTCTCCTCCTGATGTAAAATTAGAAATTGTAACCATAGATGGACAAGTATTAGAAACGGTTCAAAACTATCCACATTTATCTTACAAATTTACAAAAGAGGCGAATAAAAGATTATTTAATAAATCTGCAACCGATTATTCTGCGGTTGATCCATCTAGACAATTGGGCATAAGAATCACTGTTGGAACTGTACAGCCTACGCCAAACGGAACAAAAGGTTCACAAAAACCAAACGTAGAAAAGAAACGTTCCTATGGAAGATATAATGCGTTTAATATGGCTCCTGCATACTCAAATATACAGGTTATAGATTCTTTCCAAAAGTCAAGCTACTACATAATGTCTGGATATTATGGTAATTCGGTTGTAGGTTCAAAATTAGCGGTTTGGAACAGTGGAACTGATTTCATTGTAACTGGATCTGGCATGACGAACCAAAACGGAGATTTGTTAAGAGCTGAGACAGAAAAAATTACGTTTGAACAAATTAGCGGAGCTTTTAAATCAGCCACAGGAATAAACGCTAGTCCGCCGCATCAAAACGGCGTGCAAATTAATTATAGAGGATCGCCTCCTGATTACGAAGCTTATGTAAATTATTACGCAGATTTAGCGAACTTTTATGAAGCGAATGTTGATAAATCAAAATCAAAAGAAACGTTTGGTTTTGAGCATTATAGAGATTATGGAAGCGGTATAGAAAACCGAATTCTTCCGACGCTGAATGATGGAAAATTTGGAGATTCTGATTTATCTCTTATTACTAATGCAAATATAACAGGATTTTCTGGCATATCATTCAATACATATACTGAACCTGTTTCTTTGGATAAAATTATATTTAACTGTTTTTCTACATTCTCTAATAAAGATGTTTATAAAATAGCTATTTATACAGGAAGTGATCAAAGTTTTGAACCAGATGTTTCTAACGGTACTAATCTTTTAAGAGAATACGAAATTAACAAAATGAGATCGCAATTAAACGTGATCGAATTAAATGATCCTGTTATTCCGAGATTGGATTGGGTTTATTATAAATTTTTACCTTACGATGATTTTGGAGCAGGAGTAATGTCTGCTGTTGTCAGCGGATACTTAGATAAATCTCCTGATACAACTACGACATCTTTGGTAAACACAATCGCTTTAAATGGCGGTGATGACGAAACTATTGAAATTAACTCAAATCTAATGGTATCTACATATAGATATAAAATCAAAACATTAGGATCAAGCGTTAATTGGACTAGCATGGGAGCTACAACAGCGGCAGCTGGCATAGAATTCGTCAGAAACACTACGCAACACAGTGGAACTGGAGGAGGGGTAACTAGAGTTGGAGTGCCAAAATTCCTTAGTATTGCTGATAGCGACAGATCAATAGTATTCACTACCCAAAGCAACTCTACTGTAATTCTGCCCGGTAACGGAAATGGAATAAGATACCAATTCTACAATGCTGGACAACATACAGTATATATCAAGTCTCCAAATAAAGATACAGCGAATGGTTCTTTAGTAGTTAGACTACTAAAGAAAGAATCCGCTGACGTTTTTATGCACAAAAACGGAGAGTGGGTGGCCTACGGACAAAACGGATTAAGCATTTAAAGCTTAATATCAAAAACAGATTCATCCATCTTGTTATCTACGCCTTTAACGTAGGACGAGATTTCTGTTTCTTGTGGAGCTACTTGAATCTTCTTGCTGTCGTAGAAGCTATCCAGCCATCCAGAAAGAGGATTGCTTTTAACGTTGTAGATTTTCTTGTAACCCATAGAAGTTAAGCGGCTGTCAGCGAGCCATTCAACATAGTTCTTGAGCGAATCAGATGTGAGTCCAATCAAGTTCCCGCGAGAGAAAAGATAGTCAGCCCATTCTTTTTCAGCATCTACCGCCATACGATACGCTTCATAAACGCGATCTTCATTCTTCTTTACGATTTCTTGAAAGCCTTCTTTCGGGTTATCGCGGAGAATCTTGAAGATATTTTGAGTAATAGCGACGTGGAGATTTTCATCTCTAGAGATCAAGTTAATGATCTTGGCGTTCCCTTCCATCTTGCCCCGATAACCGAAATAAAACGAGCAAGCAAACGAAACATAGAAAGTAAGACCTTCGGTGATTTGAGTAGCCAACAGAGCGTCAAAAATCTGTTGCTTTGGGTCTTCGCTCTTGGTATTCAAGAGAGCGTCGTAGCGGCTAGAAATAGCTTCTGCGCGCTTAACAATCTCCTTATCTTCTAAGATAGAGTCAAAGAACTTGGTCGCGTCTGGATGAACGTTTTGAAGAATATAAGTATAGCTGTTGCTGTGAACAGTTTCAAAGAAAGACCATACATTCATGCAGATTTCAAGTTCTGGATTGCTGACATAATCAGCGAGAGAATTGATGCTGCGAGAAAGCATAGAGTCCGTCATCGTTTGAAAACGGAGGTTGCTATCGAAGACAAAGCGTTCTTCTGGAGACAAATTCTTATAGTCAGCAGAATCTTTAGTCAGATTGATTTCTTGTGGACGCCAGAAGAAGTTCATCTGTTGATCATATAGATCATAGAACTTTGGATACTTCAAGCGGTCATAACGCTGAATAGCTAAATCTTCGCCAAGGAAGATCGGCTGTTTAAGAGAATCTGTGTTTACGGTGTTTAATACTGTTTTCATTTTTTTATAGGGTGCAAGCTCCACTGGAGCAGTTATCTACTTCTTCTGGTTGTGTTTCTGGCTCTACTTTTTTAACTTCGGTGGCTGAACCAAGCACAGTTTGTGTGTCACCATCGAATGTGTTTGTGTAATAAAGATTTTTGATGCCGTATTTGTAAGCGAGGAGAATATCACGAACAAGTTCTGTTTGTGGCGGAACTTTATTTG